ACACCTACTCCATCTTTACCATCTGCTCCATCTTTTCCATTTATACCGTCTTTACCATCACGCCCAGAAAGCCCATTTTTACCGTTCGTACCGTCTTTACCCGCTGGTCCTTGTGGTCCCGGTGCTCCTACCATAGCAGGAGTGTTTAACAGTTCAATATATTTCTGATTTAACTTGTCTTCAATCTTTTTAAAAGCAGAAACAATTAAATCTGCATTTTTATTTGCTGCTTCTTCTTTCTTTTGTTTTGCTTCTTTAATAGTTTTTTCAATTTCAAGTAATGCTTTCTCCTGCTCCTCAAAGGAAACATTATTTGATTGAAGTTTTTGAATGTATTTCTTAAGATTGCTCATCAGAATTTAGTCTTTCAGTGAGTTTATCAAGTCTGTTTCAACATTGGCTAATGTGTCCATTTTCTCAGCCATCTGCATCTCAACAATCTTAGATTTGTTCTTCATGTCTGCTTCTTTGAGCATTAACTCAGCAATCTTGACCCTACGATCAAATTCTTGCTGTGCTGCGTCATCAGCATTAGGAAGATTCTTAGAGATTGCTGCAATTACCTTAGCCCTGGTCTCTTCAGGAGCCATTTGAGCCTCTACAATAGCCTTTTGAGCGTTAGCAGCAGCCTCTTGAGCCTCTGCCTCTGTCTTAGCTACCTGTGCGGCAGCAGCCCTCATCTGCATTTCAGCTTGAATCTGTGCCATTTGTTGCTGTTCTGGGCTAGGTTGAGACAATTGCTCCAGTGCTGTAGCAAGTTCTTCCTTATTAGATAGGCTAGATCCCTTAACAATGCCTTTAAGGACAAGAGGTAGCACAGGACTGCTTGGTCCAAGTGTCTGTAGTAGGCCAATAAACTGCTGCTGTTCGTATTCTCTAGCAATCATTCCAAGGCTTGAGGCAGGAGTAAAGCTAAAATCCCTGCTCGGATATCGCTCTGGATCAAACTGCATATACCGATGAGCCATCTTTTTAATTAAAGGAATTAGGAAATCGTCCTGGAAGGTCATTAGAGCCTGCTTGTTCTTCTTAATAATAGAAGACATAGCTAGGGACATGGATGCTCCAGCGGCCTCTCCTGATGCCACAGATCGCGTCAGAGCCTGACTATCCATTGTGCCTGTAGCCTGAAGCAACATAGTCTCAAATTCCCTGGCAGTAGAGATGTTACCAGAGTCAGTATTACCAAACTTAAACGGGAATAGGATCTCGTTAGGATTGCCGTTAGTAAGCAGTGTCTTTCCAGGTTGTACCTTATAAGATACACCACGAGGCAGACGAGTAGCATCTGCTGCCATCATAGGAGCCGTAGTCAGTGCTAAAGAGTCCAGATGACTACGGAGTTGGGCATCAATAGCTTTTTGCATATTGTAGCCCTTTTGAACTGTACCAATACCAATAATTCTACCAGGAACCTTCTCAGGCGTGTAACAGACAATAGGCCGATCCTTCATCATGTACGGATTAGCTTCTGCCTTAAGTAAATGAGAACCATTCGCAATAACAATGATTGCTTCTACTAAGTCCTCGTATGTTTTACCTTCGCTGGTATCAGGAAATAGAGTTACTACTTCACCATCTTTGCTTTCAATCTTCTCTAGATACTTCTTAGGTACTAGTCCGTAATACCGTAGAATCCTGACTTTACCGTCCCTGTAGACATCGTCCAACTGGTTTGGCTCAAGATCAGTATCAGTATACTCAGGACCAATATCAGCTTTTCTATAAATCCCATCTTCCATGCCCTTTACAACTTTAAAGAGGCTTGTATACTCTTCCACAGCAATACCAAGGCCATCGTCAATGGTATCGCTGTTAGGGTCCCACAGCATATTCCTAGGATGAATAGATTTAACTAATACAGCGGTGGTGGGTCTTTCCATAACACCAATAGCTGCTGCTTGCATATTGGGTAGAGGCTGGGTTGCAGGAACTAGTTCGATAAACTCTTTAACCTGAATCTCAGCAAAACCTATACCAAATACTTCAGCATTACGATTGATCTCAACCCATGCTTTATCGCCTTTGTGTTTCTTAATATCTTCGTGGAGTTGCCGTTTAACCATCTCTACATCAACAGATTGTGGGTCCTCTGCGTTATCTTTAATATCAAAGAACTCACCACGACCAGTAGTAGCCTCAATAATCTCTGAGGTTTTGTTCTCTACCGCCTGTCTAATAGCTGGAGAGATAATCTTAGATCGTTCTGTCTCCCTAGTCTTATCTTCATCTGACCAGACGCCATAGTATAGACGCTCGTACTCATCCCACTCTTCACCATAGTTTACATCTTTATAGTCTCTCCACCGATCACAGTGGGCCATAACAAAATTAACAAGAGCCTCATCTGCTGCCTCTTGTTCTTGTTCTGCTACAGACTTCATCTTATCGTCCATACTTAATCCTCTGTAGAATCAGGGAATGCTCCTTCTGTTAGGTCTTCGTACTCAACCTCAACTACAGGAGTCAGTGGTTTAAAGATTTGTAAATCTTTTAGTCCTTGCTGTTTAGCTGCAGTAATGATCTTCATTAAGCATTCAGCATCTAGGTTATCTAATTCTTCTTTGATTACTTCTAAAACATCTTTATTTTTAAATAGAGAATCCCAGTTTAGTGGAATATACTCTTCTTCATTATCTTCTTCTTTTTCGTAATCCATTATAACTCCTAGTATCCTGATATTTTATCCAAGACTTCGTAATCGTCTTCTATAAACTCAGAGGTAAAGTCAGTTACTCCAATCTGATCGATATAACTTACAGCATCTAACATATCGTCATGTATTCCAGTAGAAGGAAAATTTAGTAACTGATCGATAAACTGTTTATTCCACTCTGCCTTCTTTAGAGTAATCCTGCCGTGTTCGAACCGTCCCTGCAAAGCCCAAACAATTCTATCAGTCTTCTTCTTGTTTCCATGAGTCAAATCAAGCACAGATATGTAGTAACCGTATCTACGCATCAGATCTTGCAAATAAGGCAGTACAGCATTCTTGGCCATACCACGCTCTATACCAACTACTTTTGTATCGTATTGCTTACAGATCTTAATAATCTTATCTGCGGTAGACTTAACATCCCATCTACCAACCTCAATATGATCGACCCACCAGCCTTCTTGATGGATCTTAACTATTGCAATAGCAGACTCATCTAGGTGTTTCTTCTTATTACTAGACTGTTTGCTTACATCTTCAAAACCAGCTAAGTCAACAGCAATATAGTAAGTACCATCACTAGGTTCATCATCTTCTTCTGCTACCTTGAGCCACTCAGCCTTAAATAGATCAGACTGTGCTGCTTCAAAGGAAGCCATAAACTCTTGCCTAAAAGCAAAAGAAGACATTGACTGCTTTGCTAACTCAATCTCTTCAGGATCAAGTAGCGGATTATCAAAAGAGGTAAAGTGCCAAGACTTAAAACTAGGATCTTTACCTGTCAAACCATACTCGTACAGATCATAGAAGTGGTTACGTCCCATCGGAGTTCCAATAAACAATGCTTTGCCTTTTAAGTCTGCTAAGGCTGGCCTTAAGATCTGCTCGAACACAGAAGGCTTAATATCAGCATACTCATCAAGGACAAGGAACTTCAGGGACACACCACGCATAGTCTCTGGTCTATCTGCACCTTTAAGGCTTATAGTGCTTCCATTGACTAACTTAATCTGCATATTGTTAATGTGGCTGGACTCTACTACTGGGTGTCCTAACTCTAGCAATACCTGCCACATAATATCTCTTGCTTGGCCCTGAGTAGGAGCCACATACCAGACATGACCACGATCAGCCTGTAGTGCTTCAACTATCAACATCCAAGCAGCTAGTCTAGATTTACCTGTTCTACGACCAGCAGCAACAATCTTAAATCTGGTGTTGTCTTCCCACACCTTTCTCTGCCAAGGAAGTAGCTTAATGTCAAGATTCATCTTTTACCTCGACATCCTCAGCATCTATCGTATTATCCTCTGGCTCTACCTCAGCACTTAAACCAGAGATGTTGATGGTAATACCTTTAGCACCACCAACCTTATCTTTCTCAAAATAAGATAGAGGTAACAGTCTATCCATACACATCTTAAGACAAGCCACCTGATCCTTGTCTGTATCATCAAGAGCCTTTTTTAGGACAGTCTCAATGACCTTATCGCCAGAAGTGGACAGTAGACGAGCATAGAATTCTTTGATCCTTGCAGCCTCTCCTGGAGGGCGTCCTACTGCATTTCTTTTCTTCTTTGCTTCGATGTCTGTCTTTTTAGGTCTCCCAGGTCGTTTAATAGAGACTGGACGTTCCAGCGGCTCTAAAGGGGGAGGTGACAGAGGTTCAGTGTTTGACACTAAATTCTCCTCTACATAGTTTTTACATAGTTTATGTAGTAGTAGTTTACATAGTTATGTAACAGTATGTAGACTAGAAGGATAATTATAAATATTATCTTTTTAGTTTCGCTGTTTAGGTAACTAGTAATTACTAGTAACTTCTTAAGCGATTAACTGCACAGATCTATATAGGTAAGTTCTTATTGTTTTTCTACTACACTTTTATTATAGCATATTTTTTAAGATTTGTCAAGTTAAATCTTTACTTTTGTAGCCTGGAGAGCACATCTCCTCAGTCCTAAACTGATACCATTTTGTAGGCACTTGTCAATATTCTCCTACACTTTAGTAAGTTATTGATTTATAAGGACTTTTCTATAGTGGTAATCTAGCCCTATTTCGTCTTAT